GGTGCTTGTATTTGTATTTAGTAAGTTCTGGGCATACCGACCTGTAGGCCGGCACTTGTGCACGCTGGAACTCCGGCAGACTCCTCAGTCTCGCCGTATTTTGCTGGTCTTATGTGTGTTAGACTGCCAACAGGGCTGCCAATAGCTCTGGGTGAGAGAGCATTATTTTGGCCGCCCCTCGGGCTCCATCGGCCGCCTTGCCCAGGATTCCCTTGAGGATCTTGGTATGGGCAGGGTTGCACGTGGCCGCTGGGAATGTGTCCATAGCATGGTATGCTGCCTGGAACGCATCCGTAAGTGATGGACCCGGTTTGTGTTCGAATATTTGGAGAGGAGAGTAGAACTCTACAACCATGCTGACAGTGATCTGCAGCTGGCCGTCCGTATCGTCGAAAATTCCGGCGATACGGAGTTCTGTCTCGTCTTGCGAGGTGAACGGCCTCTTGAAGTTCAGCTCCTGTAATGAGTACGGGAGCCACCACGCGTAGGCGCCTTCTTTGGCTTTGCCATAATAGCGGTGGTCTGTGAGTCTCGTAAGAGACTCGTAAGGTTGCCCGGGGTAGAAGTAGCCCGCCCGGGTTCGGGCCGCGGCGATGACCCCCCCGTCGTTGAACTGGTTGCCTGTAAAGGTGGCCAAGACGGAGAGTGCGGTGACGCGGTAGGTAGCTACCTGACTTAGAGTGACTGCATCTGTGGTGAAGAAGTCGTAGCACCCCTCCACCCCCAAAGCGGGTTCGGAGACGCTGAAGTTGTTGAATTGAAGGACATAAGGTCTGTCGTTCGGGGAATTGATTGTGACGGCAAAACCCGTGGTGTCTTCCGACAAGGTCAGGTTGGAACCGGCTCCTCCCGTGGTAAGAGAGAAGCCCGCCGTGAGCGACCAAACTCCGGCGAGGCTCCGCTGGTAGAGGAAGGCTTTTGTGCCCCCCCCTAGAACAGCGAAGTCGAATTTGTCTGCTGCTTGCATTGAAATTGGCCAGTAGCAGATACCAGCCGACTGGTCGAACACGGTCTCGAGTTCGCCCAATCTCTGGTCGTCTTCGTTCCTGACCTGCAGCTCGCCGGCCAGCACGGAGCCGTCGGTGGCTGTGCCAGTCTTGAAGGTGTCTCCGGTGGGGTGGATCGTCTGCGAGAAGAGCGACCCACCACGCGGCAGTCTTATAGGGAGAGACCTCTGGAGGGCCAGAGTGTCCTGTAGGTTCGGCCTGGCTGTCAGGGCGAACCTCGATTTTGGGCCCGAGGATGCTATTGTTAGGGTTCGAGTGAACATCCTCGCAGCCCCCGTAAACGGGGACTCGCTCGGGGTGCGAACGCACCTCGAGCCCCAAGGATTGGTGACCATTTTCTCCCAGTCCCCAACCCTCAATTTTGCTTGTTTGGGGGCGTAGGCCCCCTTCACAGTGTTTCCAGATGCTTGTTGCGCATGATTTGGCTTTGAGAGCCTGTGGCTCCCTGTAGATTTGCGTTTGTTGTGTAGCGACATAACGACATAATCGGTCGTCGCCAGCTACGCCTAGTCATAAATCCCAGTCTAAGAATGCCTCGACAAGATCTTGGGTCGATGGCGTGTTCAAGAAACCGAAGAGGGGCATGGTTCTGATGTGTGCCCTGAGCTCTTGGATCTCCGTGACAGGTCGGCCGATGTGGTCGGCTATTTCCTGCTCACTGCCTGGGTGCTCGTTGAAGGCTATTGGCTCGAAGTCCGTTTCGGCCTTCCAGCGCAGCTTCTTCATGGTATCCTCGTCGTAGTATGCTGCGACGGAGGATGTGAGCTCCAGGATCCTGTGTAGTAGGTCATTGATGATGGGGACGTGTCTGTTGGATTTTTCCAAACCCAGTGCCACCCCTCTGAGAAATCCTTTCTTCTTATTCAAGTTGAGAGGTTTGTCAGTCCAGAAGGTGCGTGCTAAGATCCTGCCGATCCTGTTGCCAGGGACGCGACGTGTGGTCGCGCCGTCGAGGGCCAGGTAGAACCTCTGCTGAAGAAATTCCACGTCCAGGGGACGTTCGTTTAGGTGCACGCAGTCGTAAGTTATGACGAAGCCGAAGTGGCTGAAGCAGCCTCTGACGACGACTTCGAGGTCGTCGTCCGAGATGTTGAGATCGTGTTGTTCCAGGGCGTGGATGGGAACATCCACGCCTTGGCTGTTGTTGAGTGTTGTGTGGCCGGCCCCCGAGGGTTGGGTGCCTTCGATCTCGGCCTCCAACGTGGCGCTGGCCACGTGGACTTTGTACTTGGGGTTCACCGTCTTCTCAAAGAAGTCTGCGGCGATTTGCTCCCCGAGGAGGGTCAGCCAGCCAATGGCTGACCTACCCCCCGCCAGAGGGTCCACGTGCATGTCCATCCTCTTGATGTCCACGCACAGGGCCCTCCGGTCTGAAGCCGGTCCTATGGCGAATAGGATGTTGTCGCCTGCGTAGGCGGCGAACATAAGGTCGTCCGCCACTTGCGCGGCGTCCCACCAGTCGGCTCGTTGCCACTCCACCGTTCCCACGGCGTAAAGCATCCTGCCGCTGCGGTTGACAGCCCAGGCTTTAGATGCGTAGTGGCATGAGGGACCCACCTCCGCCCTTGCTTCCAAGGCCGGGATTGAGATGCCCCTCACGTGTTTTTTGTCGTCCAGGGCCATGATGCCGGCAAACTTGGGCTTGCCGAAGTCTGGGTCTCTGGCGACGTTTTTCTCGAACTTGACCATAGCCTTCATGACTGTGCGCGGCACGTCACGGGTCAGCCAGTTGGCCAAGATCGTCTGGCCCATCTTCGACGGGTAGCGTTTCAGCCACTCGTTGAGGTCGAGCTTGCACACCTCCTTGCGGGCCACCAGCCCCGTGTAGACTTTTGAATACACGTCGAGGGCTGGAATGGCCACCTGCCAGTTCCTGCGAACCAGGTTGCGCTCGTTGTAATACGTAGCTCCGGTAGGGTCTGCGTCGTAAGCCGCCTTGTATCGGGCGGGCACCCCGGCCATCCTGTTAGAGAAACAGTTGACGAGGTTGCAGTAGCAGGAGGCGAAAGAATACACCGCTAGCCGGTTGACTAGCGGGAGGAGGCACTGGTAGCCCCTGGACCTGTCGGCGGTGCACACGGGGGCGTCCCCTGAGGTCAGGATCTTGTTGCCTGGCGCTATCGGGGACACGTCGCACATAGTGGTGCACACCGAGGTCACCCAAACGCCAGTGCCGGGGTGGTCCATGTAAGTGTCTGGGGTCACCCAGACTTTCTTACCTTGTTGGACCATACCCGACACCTCGAGAGCGGCTGTCCTATGATCGAAATCATTTAGGTCCGCCTTCTCC